TTATATTTCCACCGCTTTCCCCATACGTTATAGTCGGTGCTTATCAATACTTCCTGCATCGGGCTGGTATTACAAATTTCTGGTAATGGCTTCCAGTCTGTATCTGTGTCAGTTTTATAAGACAAACTAACCGTTTGACCGGCAGAAAGGTTTTCAGCAAATAATTGGATGCTCTTCCAGAATTTGTTTATTTCGCCAAAGCCGCCATTTATCCATGAAGATTCAATGCTGCCACTGGAACAGTATCTATAATCAGCCTGGACGCGAGGTGTAAGGCTTACAGGGATCCATGTGGTTGATCCGCTGAATCCAATCCATAATCTCCCTACCTGGCTTCCTGGTATAACCTGTACTTGTAGAGACCGGATTCTCTGGCCGATCTGACCACGGTAAACTTCGTTGTACCCGATCTGGTTGTAGTAAAGAACTGATGAATAACCGCTGGGGCCGGCATCAATTCCTATAAAAAAACCGCCTGGATAAGAAACAACACAAGAAACATTCCCATTTCTACCTGCAGGTAATCCCTGGTCTCGATTAGGGCCAATATCATCCAAACGGTTATCGTAAAATCTTTCAAATCCGTCGAGGACGGAGAAATATAAATAAACTCCAAATTGAATAGCTGCCAAACCATTATTGATCGATTTGACCTGAGCTAGTTCATTAATTGGCACTCGAGCGTATATTCCACTGGTTATTGACCCAAATTCATCTTCTTTGATCACCCATGGAATAACCGGATTCCCGTACCCTTCAATTCCAGTAATCTTGCTCCGGCCATCTCCAACTTCGATAGGATACGCCAAAGAAGATGCTATATCACTTGGACGAGTAGTGAAATCAAGTGATGTTCCCCAGGCAGTTGGCGTAGCATACGCTGCTGTAGGTGATCCAGAAACCGGATTGTTGAATTTCCAAAGTTGTTTTATGCCAGTTGATGAAATAAAATGTTTCAGGAAAGTCGCTTTTGATGTTCCTTCATCGGCGAATTCCCTGGTCCATACACCAGCATTGTTATATTCACGCATTCGGCGAATAACGATGTTTTCACCTTGAGCGAAATAACAGATATTATTTTCAATGGCTACACTGGATACCTGGCCGGAAAATCCTGTTGATGTAACTTCCTTCCAGGAATTTGCACCGATTATTACATACTCGGAAGTATTATCAGGAGCTGCCGCAAGTCCGCTATCAAGGTAAATATCCCCGCTGGCGGTGTTTGAAACTATCTTCCGATAATTTGGCGTTTCTGTGTATCCGGTTCCAGCTATACATTGTGCGACACATCCAGTTAATTCATTCTCTGTAAGTGTCAATCCGGATACTAGCTTTGTTCGATCTGAAGTTGATCCAGCTACAAAACGGTACCCGTTAAGAAATAACTTTGAAACTGTCCCATTATCAGGTTTTGTAACTGCATAAAGGCTATCTTTATATTTGAAAAAAATGATTGAACCCTGACCAATTGTGATCAGTTTGTAATAAAGGTTGTACCCATTCAAATAAAGTGACCAGGATCCAGAAACCTCATTCTTAATGATCCCACCAGATATATCATCATAGGCAACAGAAGAAGAGGTAACCACGATCCAGTAAGCATTCCCATAAACTAGTGCAGCCTGGATTGGGATGCTGACAAGAACTGTCTCTTTTGGGTTTATTGCAGTGTCACCATGACCAATTTCTTGCCCACCAACCATCCCCATTCCTAAAGATGGTGACACCTGGCAGGTCGATGCGGTCGGTCCAATAGCTGTTGCAGTTGATGATCCAACAACAGTGGATGAAGGACTGCCGGCAGAATCAAGAAGTATTTCAACTTTCAAAGTCCCTGGAGCTACCCTCAAAGAGATTGTGGTAACTCCCAGAGATTCGGTCGGAATATATTTTGTTGCAAATCTATTTCCTGAAGTAAGAGTAGATGTAACTCCATTTGAATCATACGGAATTGGCTCTACTGATTGAACAGATGTAACCAATGGAACATCGGTTTCTTTTCCGGATAAAATAATATCGCCGGCATGTGTATCCAGCCGGTAATTATCAAAAAATCTTGTTTTATCATCTTCAAAATCTTCATTCCCGCGTCCACCAGACCAGTCTTTTTGAGTGAAGGGAGTATATGGTAATTGATAATCGCTGTAATCAGAATCTCCCGAATTGATCTGCAAGGCAGTTCTAGATGATCCTGTTTGCCTTAATGTCCATGGTTTACCTTCTTGGATCGGTTTACCCATTGAATCACAAAGGATCAGCCCTAAAGCTAGACCGTCCTTATCAACGAGCTTAATATCGTGAGTTGGACGTTTTTCTGCTGGTGTCGCTCTGACATTATCTACCATGCATCACCTAGAAAACAGACAAGTATGTTGAATCATTAGCGGCTTCGTTTATTTGGTATCTTATAATGACAATACCGGAACCACCTGACCCAGACATCAGATTGCCACCATAACCACCGCCTCCACCACCGCCTGTATTGGCAGTTCCAGATGGAGCTGCACTACCAGTTGAACCATTTGCCCCACCACCAAGACCACCAACACCACCTGTAGCACCACCGCCACCGCCGCCATAATAAGTTGGAGTGCCGCTTATACTAGATAGTATTCCTACACCACCATTACCTCCGCCGGATGATTTGGCGCTTTCTCCAGCCCCACCAGCCCCACCACCACCGCCAGCATAGTAAAGATAAGATGTGCTATTATTTCCGCCGTTTCCCCCTTGTGATCCAGTCCCTCCGGTGTTAGAAGTCCCGGATTCGCTTTGCGCAGCACCGCCACCGCAACCACCATTACCGCCATTTTTTGAAGCTACACCACCGCCATAACCACCACCAAGAGCAGTGTTGTTATTGAAAGATGAGTTTTCTCCAGTATTTCCATGAGCACCACCAGAAGGGCCAACAGCAGCACCACCATTCCCAACAGTCACAGCATACGATCCAGCAGCTAATTGGACGGAAGATAATTGAACAGCTCCTCCTCCAGCTCCACCGCCGCCACCGTAATGGCCTCCAGAACCACCACCGGCGACAATTAAAGCGTCAAATTTACCAGGTGTAACAACCGTTAATGTTCCACCTGAAGTAAAAGTGTGGATTCTGTACCCATTGATTTCAACTACTGTTCCACCTGTTGCGTATGCCATGTTTAAGGTTTCCTGAAACCGAGGGTAACCACTAACCCTTTTGCAGGGGTAGTATGAACTTGATCTACATCAATGCGTAAAATATCGTAAGTTGATACATTGTTCTTTGTTGAATCGATCACAGCGGGTGTCGCGGCTGTATCGCTTCCAGTCTCAAGACTGTCCACAGATAACCTGGTCGAAAGCATATCCTGGGCTTTGGTAACATTGTTTACCTGGATCAGACTGGTATTCGTTGTCCCATAAACAGGATGTAAGGCGTGGGCATAGACTAAAACCATCCCACCAATTTCCGGAGGAACAGGCCAGTATTTCTTTCCATCGCCAGTTGCATTGTCAGTAGTTGGAGAAAACACCTCGATAGATACATACCTGGTCAATGGGATATCTTCAGCAGCAGCGGTAATAAATACCTGTTCAGCACCAGAACAATTTATTTTTGCTCCGGATTGAGTGCTGGCAAGAACAAGATCTCTGGTCAAAGTATTCGCAGCACTGTTATAAGTTCCACGTCCATCTTCAGAGTTGTTCCCATCGGAAATTCCATAGGTCACAACTTCACCATTTACTACCCCGGAATTAGCGAATGTGAGGCAACCTGCGACTGCTGCACCCAGCGTCAAAGTCCCTTGACCGACCGTATTACTGACAACGCGTGCGAGATTGTGTAATGACATGACACTCCTTTACCAATTACTTTTACGCACTGCTTTTCTCCATCTTTCGACAGGGAAACGAGAATATTCGATCATTTTTTGTTGTGCATAAGTTATTAATTCTTTAACGTATGGCTCAGAGTTTTCCGCATATCCAGATCTAACCAGAGCTGCATAATAAGCTGCTGTCCATGCGATAAGTTCAGAATTGGCATCATCAGAAATGGGATCAGAATCCAAATAAACCCGATCATGGGCTTTGTGATAAAACAATCGAATTCTTCGGCTAGAAATAGATGGTGGATTCTGGTCAAAATAGAGATTCTTGTTCTGTTCATACCAGCCATTGTTTTCCATCCAATTGAATGGCTCAGTGGCATTTGATGCTACAAATACTCTTTGAACATTTGCAACATCATCAGGTAATACATATTTCTCCTGATTAGATACAGTAAGGAAAGTTGGATCCTCATAGATCCCTCGGAATGGACCAACAGCATTTAATGCGCGATTGATCGCACTTACAATTGCTTCCCGGGGATAATTTGCTTGCACAAGAGCATATTGATCACCAATACTTGGCGCATTTGTTTGCGTTTCAAATGAAATTGTTCCAGTTGCCGTAGCAAAATTTGTTACAATTGCGGTTTTTCCAGCCAGACTACCAGAAAGGAAAAAAATAATTCCACCTTTAAAGAATTGATCCGGTTCGTCTGTTAAAAGAGAATCGACCAATGTTGAGGCAGTGCAGGCGCCGTTTGCAGTTGAATATCGCGGCGCCTTTAGGCACTCCTCCACCTTCAAACACATTGAGGCGAAAGTTTCACTCATTATGAAACTGGCCTCAAAATGAAAACATCACCACCCTTATAATCGTCTAGCTGGTAAAGCTGGCCCAATTCATTGACGAACCTGATCTTGCGCAATAAATGATATGGAATTGGTTGGTCAAGATCGTATAGAACAGTTTCTAACTGATCAAGAGGTTCAATGGTTCCATCCCCTTCCACTACACCTTCCACATTCGCGGTTTCTTCGGAAGTTGGTTCAGTAGAGGCAATCGGTTCAACGGTTTGTTCTGCGATTGGTTCAGTAGATGCGGTTGGCTCAACGGTTTGTTCTTCAACCGGGGAAATACCTTCTACCTCACCTTCCGCATTCGCGGTTTCTTCGGCGCTCACCTCGGCGGCAACCGATACAATTTCTGGGGTTTGTTTTGGTTTATTACTATGGCGTGGCATGAAAAATACTCCTTCCAAAAGCCCGCCCATTGCTGAGCGGGCTTATTATCGTGCTGAGAAAAACTATTTCACGGTATAACGGCCGGCTGGGACCACTGAGACAGTTACATTCCCGAAGTTCGGGGTTGTTCCGCCAACAGTAATTTTTGCCCTGCGCCAACGGTATTTCGCGATTGCACGCCGAACATACTGACCAGAACTGGTGATCTGAGGAAATGCGGTGATTGTTTCAAACCCTGTGGTGGAACTTGTATTTGATCCCTCAATCACAATATCTGCGGTCGGCGAAGTGCCAGTTGCTGATGGAACATCGACCTGATAATACAAAGGCGACATATCCTCCCCACGGAAGTCAACAGCAGTTGGAGTAGCTTCAGTTGCAGTCAGTGCGGTAGACCCATCGCGTAACAGTGTGTTCTTATCAATAGCCATTTCACACCTCCAGATTAGGCTGCGATAACGCCATACAAACGAGCGATTGAACGCGGGTGAGATACAGCAATTCCAACCGGCCAATCGACAACGGATTTGTAGGTTACCTGATCATCCATCAGAGTAGGCTCCGAAACCTCCAGGGCGTACTCCTGCCAACCGGTGAAATACTCTTTCCCGAGTTTCACCGCGTAGATACTGGTCGATCCGCCGCCTGTCAGGGCAGTTCCATCAGCCAATTCAGCATTCGCAATGATCCGGGTGCTCTCATCGTATTTCAGCCCCATATCGATGAAAGTTGCGCCTTTGTAGGTCAGGAAAATGCGGCCAAGAGCATCTTTTGATTCGTCCAACGCTCCGGATTGCCGGAATGCCGAATTGATACGCATCAACATAGTGTCATTGCACAGCAGAAGGACACCGTTACCGCCAAGTGAAAAATCATCGGTGACTGCATAGAGCAGCTGGTCCAACTTGTCGATGAAAGCCTGGATGTTCGCGGACAAACCTGATGCATCATCTGAAATATCCAGACCGCCAGATTTTGCAAGCAAGTTCTGTGAAGCTCCCAGGTCGTTCTTGAGGCGGTAAAACAGGCCGACAGGGTTCTTTTTGTCAGACGGAAGACCATTTACAATTTTGTCAGTGAAGTTCCTGGCGATTGATTTTGTGGTCATCTTGGTCTGATAGGTCATCGGGTTGTAGAGACGTGCGCTCTTATCGCGCAGGTACATCTTATCAACGATGATTTCGTTACCGATACTGAAGACGTTCTCAGTTACCTTGTCAGGTTTGGTGTGCAAAACGGATCCATGAGATTCGCCGATATTACGCCATGCAACATCGGACATATTTCCTTCACGGTTCACCTCCACGGACAAAGCTGCCACGTTCTCGAAAGGCAGTTTATCCATAAAAGGTGAGTTTTCGCGCAACACCTTTGCAACCCCGGCCACAAGTGGAGATGGATTATTCGCGTAATCCGCGAGGGTTAATGCAGCGGTCATAATTCACATCCTTTGCTACTTAGAATTTCTTATCGAAGTAGCTGTCTAAAGTGTCAGTGCCATTTAACCCGGCATGAAGTGGTTGATTCGAATGAGATCCATTCGTAGTAACCGGCATACGTGCTGGATTACCGACACTGCCGACGCGCACAGCCTTAGCATCCGCAGCTTTTCGAACGCTCGCAAGAAACACCTCTGGATCATCAGTGCTCTTGTCGATCATTTCCATTTCGGGATCATCTTTTTCAAAAGTGACCCCCTTTTCCTGCGCGATTTGTAAGGCTTTATTTACGACAGGATCATTTGCTGGCTGGCTCACTGTTTGCCCCAATTGGGCATTGGATGCTTGAGAAGCTGCCTGTTGAGATTGCTGCTGCTGAGAGTCGATATACTTCTGCACCTGTTCAGGGGTCGCATTGATACCGGCTGCTGCAAACCGCTGTTCAACCTCTTTTCGCACACGATCCGAGGCCTTATCTTGCATACTCTGCGCAGACTGCAAAGCTTTCTGATATGCATTTTCTGCGGCACGAGATGCAATTGATTCGACCTGTTCAACAGTTACAAACTGCTGAGAGACTTGCTGTTGTGCTCCAGCTCCAGCCGGATTCTCCACTTGTTGTGAAGCCTGTGCAGGTTGCCCAACCTGTCCGGATGAAACGTTTGCACCATTTGGTAATGTCATGCTTATCTCCTGGGTAAGAATTGCTGCCGAAATAAAAGAGCGGAGCACGCATTTGCGTGCCCCGCTCAATGACAGTCAGGCTTTAAAAATATTATAGGTTGTACTTTGTTTAATTACAAGTGTCTTTTTTTTGGTGTACTTATTGAATATTTTGAGACACCATCTTTTTGAGCAAATCTAGAAAATCTTCGTATGAATATTTTGGAGCTATCTCTTTTCTGATTCGCTCAATTTCTGATTTTGCTCCATCAGATAGTTCCTCCCCGGTAGAATAAGCCAACAATTGGCTAACCAATGGAGATGACAATTCAGATGTTGCTTGTTTTACGATGTCGTTCTCTGTTTGGCCGGCATTGGCACTGTTGTCATCAAAATATGGCTTAATATCCGGATGATCATCCGCGTAAGATGATTTCCATGTCCAATAATTCTTTAATTCTGGGTAACTGGAAAGGAATGCTTTTCTTTGATATCCGATAGGGAGCGAATAATACATTTCTTGAAGTTGGGAATAATGAGGGAATAAAGAATCCCTTAGCGACTTATATTGATAAATCGCAACGATTGTTGATTCAGAGAACTTTGTATAGTTAATATTCCCACCTTCACCGGAATTGGTCGTTGGATATTCAGCCTTCATATCTGAAAAATACTGTGACAACTCCGGATGGCTCTGTTTATACTGAGCGCTCCATGTCCAATAATTTGCCAGCTGTGGATGGCGTTTCAGGAATAAAGTCTTTTCCAGTGGTGTTGAAAGGGTATTGTATAACGCGGACCATCCGGCATAATTCGGGAATTTTTCTGTACGTTCATTCTTATATGCATTTATTGAATCAATCATTCCCTGATCATAGTACTTTGGGGTTTCTCCAGTTTCCATTCCATCTAATGCTGAGGTTTTTGGAAGAGATGACCCAAGTTGCTGCGCCCATTTCGCAAGTGTTTTATCATCAACACTGTCATAACTGCGTGTCTCTTTATTCAAAAATGCGTTCTGAAAGTCAGTCCCCAGGGTATTAGCAGCAATTCTCCGATTAGCAGGATCGAGATCCATATACTTCTGCCAAATCGAATCAACAAGGAATTGATGCAACCTTGTACTTGGATCGTCATAGAGCGCCAACCGTGCCGAATATTCTGGATGGCCGTCATAGAATTTCTCTATGGCTTTTGTATCTCCAGCTTCAACCTGCCTCCAAGCGTTATCATAGACAGCTTTTAAACCGCGCATCTTAAGCTCTCCAGTAGTAAATAACTGACCGCCAAATATGTTCGCGGCTGCTGCAATTAATGCTTGTGCTCCACTGGCACCATTTTTTAAAGCCATTATGCCTGCAGCACCAGGTGTTTTTATTGCCTGTTCCGTCCTAACACGAGAGACAGCAGTGTTGTAAATATCACCTGACCTTTGGATCATGGCAATTCTTGCATCATCAGCAGAAATTTCACCGTCTGCAGCCATTCCTGCAATTGTGCGATCAATGTAGTAATCTCCCCATTGTCCGAATTCAGATAATCCAGCTGCTTTTCTTATTTTTTCCTCAGGACCAGCCATTATTGTACCGATAGCGCTCGAAACAGGTTCAAGGAATGTGTCCTTACCCAATTCGCGTATCGTTTGTCCTGTCTTTGTTATTGGCATAACTGATGTTTTTTCCGGTTGCCCGGTTGCCAAATTGGCCGCTAATTGCCACCACATTGCAGGCTGCATCATCATGGAGGCAATACTTACCGGATTAGATGATTTATCCAGTTCTAGTTCAGCCTGATTTACAGCTTGATCCCAGATTGACCCATCTCGAGATTGTTTTGCTGATCGTGCATCCGTAAGCGATATCTTTTGAGATTCAACCATGTCATCAAGAATGGTTTCAGCACGTTTCTCAACTTGATTCTTGTTACTGGCAAATTGCTCGAGAGGTTGTCCAAACTGATCAAATGGGAACAACTTCCCCAATGGATCGACCCATAAACCGCCACCCATCCAGTCAGGCATCCACGGCATGGAAATTCTAACATTCCCTTTAAGACGTGTTGGCATTCCATCACGCTCCATTTTGTCCTGAGCTTGTTTCAGCCGGACATACATGGAGTACCACGAAGGTTTATCAACCATTCGTTTTGCCCAGGCTAACAACGATCTTGTATACCAGAACTGATATGGGAATACTACACCGAGGACGTTATCAAACCCATATCTCTTTGAATAATCCAGTAATGATTCATTCCGCATTTGATCACCATAATTCAATGCGGCCAATTTCGTACTGGCGAGATCTGATTTTACAGTCGTATTCAAATAATCCTTAACGGCTCCCCTGGCTTCTCGATCGAGATTCCCAAATTTCAAATCCCTTGAATTTTCAAGTCCTTCTTTGTACAGTTGTTTGAGGTCCTGAATCATCGGACGAATCTTCTCACTATTTATCTCGTCCAGTACTCTAGCATAGGGTTCAGTTTGTGGGGTGCCATCCAACGGAACGCTGCCCATAGGTGCATCCGGATTGGTAGTTTCAGCCGGACGCAGGTTTACCGGTTTCTCTCCCCTGTTTGCTCTACGTCCTTCAGATATAGCGGTATTTTTGTTAGTATTCAGCGCCTTATCAGCTTCGGATAGGGTCTTGCCTATTCCAGCAGACATTCCGAATCCCTGCCATTCCTGATCACCGAATTTTATTCTTTGCTCTGCCAGTGTCGATTCCACTTTTGCCACAGCGGCTTTTGCTTCTTCCTCGGATGCGAATTGCATAATGAATTCGTCGGCTCGATCACTACCTCTATACGTTTGATCAGGTGCTACCTCGGATGATGATTTAGCAAGTGCACGTAACACATCATCACCCACTTCATGGCCTAAATTGTCATTTACATACTTTAGACCTTCGACATCAATCACAACCTGGTAAGGTAATTTCTTTGCGTCTTCATAGGCTCTTCGGTTCTTAATCCCTGTCAGCTCGTCGTGAGAAAGAGCATAACGCAACTCATCGAGATTCATTGAATCAATAGATTTTCCTTTATCAATTTGATAAAGGATATTTCTTGAGGAAATATCAAATTGGCCATTATTATTTACAGACTTTATTTGCTCTGGATTGAATGCTATAAATGTCTTTGTGGATCTCCCAAAAGAACCTTTATCATTTAATATTTCAAGACCGTCGTATCCTTTTTCTCGCAGATAATCAGTGATCAATTTTCTGGATTTTGCTGCTGATTCGTTGAATTGTTTTGATCCTTCATCAAGTATTTTTTTCTCAAAATCTAAATAACCTCTACGCTTTTCTTCTGATTTATCAGGCAATCTTTTCCATTCATTTTCAATATCATCGAATTTATTCGCTACTTCAAGATCAATTCGATTTGATTCATTAATTGCGTCTGAAATGGCTTTATTCTCTTTTACAATTCTTAGAAGTTCGGACCGATCACTTACTTGCAATGGATTTTGAATTCTAAGATAAACAGGCATTTGTGAAATCTTATCTTTGTCGATTGCTCCAACTCCGATATTATTGTCATTGGGTTTAAAAAAGAAGCCATCTGGGATTTCTGAATCACTCGCTCTTGCACCTATCTTCGATATATCGAAACCATTGTTGAGAATAGATTTTTCATTTTCAATGCTAGTCTGATGGTAAACAACCAATGGATTCCCTTGATCATCCACAACCTTACTTTCACCAAACCATTTTTTGAAATTATGCTTTTTTATTTCAGGCTGTGCATCCTGGAACAAAGCATTCCCAAACTTTGGATTAACAACATCCATCGGGTTCCCGCCGCTAGAAACAACCTTTCCGGATGCATCCAGGATTCGATACGTCATATTCTCGCCTTTATGCAAGGCAATAGTCTGTCTGATCGCAGAGGTCTTTTTCAGATCTAAACGAATATACGACGTTGCGCCATTTTCTTTTACCGCGATTTCAATAATTCTTGTCGGTTTCGCTTCTGGTACCACGTCAGAGAATAAACTCATTTGGGGAGATTCTGTTTTAGGATTGAATACCTCGTCCTGTACGACTTGAGCTGTGCCGCTGAAAAGTGGTAGATCCTCTGCAGAATTGCTAAATAAATCTCCCTGAGCTTTGTTGGTTCGTTGGAATAAAGATGGTGCATTGTTTCCATCATCAATTTTTGGTGATTTCTCATCAACTGAATTGATCGCTCCGTCGACATCATAAACCCATCGGTTTGGATTCAATGGATCAAGACCGAGAATTCGCGCCTCTCCATTCGATGAAGGTCTGCCTACACTCATCTCTGGGAGATATGCGATCAGGTTACCATCCTTGTAAATATTGGCTACACATGGGGTATCGCCATGCAAGAATTTATATGTTTTCTTGAGCGATAATCCTGGTAATGTACTGCTGTTTTTATCAATAGGGATTCCAGTGGATCGGTCTCTTGCATAGTCTCGCAGAATGTCAATAACTCCTTCAAAGGATTTATAGACGCTTTGCGCCAAAGCGAGATTCCCGCCATCTGGTTTAGGACCTTTTTCTCCGTCGATAATCCATTGGAAATAATCCTGTGAGATAGCACGACGTTCAGGAGAAGAAATAGGTTCAGTAAGTTCTTTTAGCTGATTAATAATTTCAGGTTCTGGGAGGGTTTCGTTATGATTCCTGACCACATAATCAAGGTCAGAAATAGGAACAGACTTCCCAGAATTGAAATCAGTTTGTGCCTGTGCGGATTTATTTAACTGTGCGACTGCTGTTCTGATACCGGCTGAGTTATCTTCTTGGCGTACTCCGCTTCCTCCGGCGTTGGGTTTCTCCAATTGGTCAACCGGAATGCTTTGGGTAGCTGAAGAACCGGTTTCTGTGGCTCCGGCTGAGAAGAGGTCGCGTTGATTTGATTCTGGTTCGAGTTGTTTGATTGCAGCATTTAACAATTCCTCCTTACTATGCCCCATATTATCACCAAACATGGATTGCTGGTGTGGATCAGGTTCACTTTCTACCAACCTGGCGTAATTCTGAATGAATTCTCTTATTTTCTTTGGCTGGCGTTGCTCTCCAATAAATTGGAGCAAATTACGTTGTACTGGTGTCAGTTCGTCAGAGAACAATTGCATCTGGCCGAAATAATCTGACAAGCTCATTTTATTGGCGCGGATATCAGCCAGTTTATCAACCGCAGCGGAAATATCGTTCGAAATGGATAGATCTGGGTTTCTGAAACCCGACAAGATCAACCCTTCCATTCGTGCAACCTGTGGAAGGGATGCCATGATCGCATTCTCGGCTGTTTTTACACCATTATCCAGGCTCATAGTGAAAGCTCTTGATAATCGTTCACCTGCGGCACCGGTGTAAACCTTTGAAAATAGTGCGTTCTTTATTCGTTCAATTCCAGATGCATTGATCTCACCATTGTCACTTAACTTGCCACGTTCATTTTTCGTTAGGCCATCCAGGAACTTTGTCAGAAATGCGCTGTTTCTTTTCGCACGTAGAGCCGCATCAATCGATTCGTTGTCCAGGATATCAAGACCGGTTAGACTTTCATTGCTAATTAGATTCGCGTCGTTAATTGCCTGTTCTACCGTATTCATCTGCAAAGCGACAGGTTTATTCCCTTCGCCGGCAAACGCGACACGATCGACATCACTCAATCTTTCTCTTACCAATACAGGCTTTTTCATTCCTTCCAATTCGGAAGGATCAATTCCATAGATTGGAAGTATTTGCTTCAGTTCATCCTGATAATTTTTCCAATTATCCGGATAATTCTCTGATGATCGTCTCAATGCCAGGAGCCGGCCATTACCGCTTTCGACATTATTATCAGGACCTACAATCGGTGCCCCACGATCAAGAGATTTTGAATCATACAATAACTCTTCTGGGACAAGGGTTCTGGCAATAGCATCTACCTGGGTGATACTCTGATTTTCTGATCGATTCCTGGGCTGCAATTCCTGCGGGTAAAGTTCGTTTGGTAACAACTTATCACCCACCCACTTATCCGATGTATTTAGTGAATCAAGATCCACTACCTTGTATTGCATCTCATAAACACGATTTGGATCCTCAATACTTCTAGCAGAAGTTTTTGTTCCACGATATTCAATTGTGCTGGAAGACCATGGGCTGATTTCTGGATGAATAGAAATATCATTGAGTGCATCAATAGCAGTTGAAGAATCAATCTTAGTGCCATCTGGCATAGTCAGATAGTCACGTAATCCAGCCACAGCAGTTTTTGCTTCTTCCTCATTAGCAAATTGCCCAAATAATTGCCGAAGAATTTCTTTCTTCGCCATCGTTACAATTTCTTTATCTGTGAAACGATAGTTCCGTCCAGTATCCTTGAGTGCTGCAGCATGTTCCTGGACGACATTATCGTAAGAAACAGGCCTATTTGGTTGATCAACAAGCATCCTATCAAAAATATTGCGTAATGAAACACCGTTCACCTGGAAATCCAGGTTGGCATTGATCGCTGTCCCTTCAAATCCTGATACTTTCTTCCCAACCTTTTTGAGAGACTGGTATATATTCATCATCCAGTCAGTGAATTTCCTGAAGATACCCTTCATTTCTGGGGTTGGCGCATCACCTTCTGCCAGGTATCTTTCCCATCCTCTAGCGAAAGCCTCTTCTGCCTGTTGGTAACGTGCATAGTTCGGATTGCTTGGCAACAATATTCCACTTTGGTATGAATCAGACAAAATTTGGAATTCGTTCCCATTTTTCAGGCCGGCATACTTTGCAACAACATCCAAATCAGCAGAAGATAAATCCCTTCTAAAGATATGACCGACTTCATGCGCCATCGTACTGATATCAGGAGCACTCAGCGCCCTAATTACAGCCCTACCATCTTCTAAAAACGAAACGGATCCCTTTGGATTTTGGGTTATTTCAGTGCTAATTGAATCGAGCCCTGCTTGACCATCCTCAATTTGTGCGATATGGCCGGAATACCATTGATCTCTGGTCAATTCACTAGGAATTTCGCCATCCCTTCTTGCGACTGTATCAGCGTGGACATCCATTAATGTCATAACAGCAGCGATTTCTTCATCGGTCGCAGTTTTGAAAGCTTTGTGCCATTGTTCTTCTACATCTCTTCTGGACAATCTGCCTGAAGTATGAGTAATAGCCTCGGATGCTGATTTTTCTGCTTTCCTTTCGATATCATCAGCATTAATTTTTGTTGATACTATTTTTTGTAATCGCTCAGACCTTTCATTAGCACGAACATATTCTAACAACTGGTCATCTCGCAATTGGTTGGCTTGTTCTTCGGATAAACCCCAGGAAATAGCTTGCTCTTTCAACGGCAGATTAGATTTAGTGGTCTTTGATAGAACTCCACTCAAATCCAAAGAATCTGGAGATTCATCAGGTAGTTCTGGGTTGAATATTTCAAGTTGTTTCACTTCTGGAACATTTATATTCTTTTCAGGTGCAGGCTTACTCATCAACTCATAAGCACCATCATGTTCAAGTTTCTTCATTTGGACAATGAGTTGATTGTAAATAGGATTAAACTCAGCATAAGCGGCATCACGTTCTTCAGGTTTCATTCCCCTGGTCTTAGCACGCATCGCCTTTTGTTCAGTAATAATACTTTCGCGGATATTTCGAATATCTGACCGCCATTTAGCAGCCTTCGTTGCATCCCATCCAGTAAATTCTGCATACCCATTTGCGAACAAGCCATCCATTTCAGCTTGTATTTTTGTTTCTTGCGCTGTGTACTTGTCGTAATATTCGCCAAGCTTATTCTGCAGATCATCCCAGGATACAGGTTCTTTCGCGGCTTGTCGCTGGAAGTATTCTTTAAATAATTGAGAACGTTTTTTCCAGAATTCATCCCAACCAGTTTGAATTTGAACCAATCGGTCAATGTATCCTCTGGTGAAGTCCGAATCAATTCCCAGCGCGTCGATGATCCCTTTGTATGTTTGAAGTTGTATTTCATTCATCCGGCGCATTTCGGATTGCTGATGTGCATCCAGATATCGGCATTCTTTATGCCATTGTGCATCGGTATAATACCCTGCTTGATATCTTGCATACGCAGATTCCCAATCCTTTCGGCCATTGATCCAGGATTGCGCCGAATCGATCACCTGATCACCAAATAATTGGAGTACCGCTGGAATTCTTTCAGCAGTGACGACATTCTTTATGTCTTCTGCTTTATTAACAATGTCTCGATAGTGCTGATCCTGAATAAAAGATTCAAAATCGTTCTGAACATCTGCAAAAGCCATATCAATATCTTCTGGAGTATTCGCAGATAAAAGACGATCATTTAGGCGGTCGATCACCCCTGTTTTGGTAAGTAAATCCCTGGTAGTACCTGGTGCATCTGGCGTGTACTTCTTATCAAGTACATCAATGAATTCTTCAATTGTCGGTTTTACGTTTTGAGAGTAAAGGGAATTCTCTATTTCTTTCATATTCATGCCGGCATTTACAGCGGCATATATTCGTTCTTTCATCCCTGGGTAAGTTTGATCAAGCATCGCTTCGATTCCTGGAGCCATCTTTCTTATACCAACTCCAACCTGCTTTGTACGGTCCATAAATTGCTTGATGCCAGCTACTCTTGCCTGTGCTCCTTCGGTTCTCTCAACAGTGCCGGCAAGGCGTGAAAATATACCGGCCTTATGCAAAGTCTGGGTAACCTTAGTTGCCTTTGTGATCATGTCGTTTGTTTCTTGTGCCTGCCTGACGATTCTCCCTGTGATTTCATCATATCCATTCAACCCTGAATCTTTTGCTGTATCACTTAGATTGAAAGATCCTTCTGGAAGAATACCAAACCGCTCATAAAAACCCTCAATCTGTTTGGGTGTCATATATCCACCGACACCAACAGCTGCCCTGGTAACAACATTATTAACCCAATTGTTCAAAAGATACCCGGGATTGAAATCAAGCAACACAAGGGATTGAACCGACTTTAATAAATTCGACATCCTGAAAACCCAATTTTCAGGTTTTAATCCATACTTCTCCTGGAAGAATTTATCCATCTTCGAAGCGTATGTATTTACTATGGTAGCCTGGAATTGTTCAACATTCCATGGGAGAGCATCATCACCAGTGAATACCTTCAATGCTTCCACCAAAGCATCAGGGGTAGTCTTCAATTCTGGAGCGATTTTATTTAGTCTTGAAGCTAATACTTCAGGGTTCTCTTGAACTTGCTCAAGTATCTTTCCTGGTGTTTCCCCTAAACCACTGGCAATCTTATTCAGGATCGTTCTTCGTGTTTCTGTTTCAGCCCAATTCGCGAGTAGGTTTCCACCAATATCCCCATCCTTTATCGCATATTTGATAGCAGCATCGACAGCACGCATAGATGGTGATTTAAGAATTGCTTCACCAACAGAACCGGCCTCAATTTCTTTAGCACCGGCGGCTTTTTGGAAAAACTCTACCATCTTCCCAGGGTCACCTTCAGCTGCGTCCATCAAAGCTGAAATGTTGTGATGGAATATATTAAGAATAATTGCCACCTGGGAGGCTGGTGTCAATTTCTTCAACTTCTGGGCAAAATTCAATTTGATTGTTGGCTCAAGTTCTTTAAGCCCATAAGTATCATCAATTCCACCAACCCATTTCTCAAAATCAGTAAGATTCTCGACTGTTGGTATTTCGAAGTTGGAAGACCTGGATCCAGTAAATGTTTTCACCCCTCCGTCGGCATCCTTCCAGGAGATAACAGCACCTTCAATGGAAATATCTTTTACATTTACACCACTTTTTACAATGTCATTGTATTTTGATCGCATGTCCTCTGGCATGTCAACCATTGACGCAGGGTAGAACCCATATCGTACCCAATCGCCATAAGTTCGTGCGACCTGAAAAGCTCCCTTCGATCCGCTTTTACCAGTCAGTTTTTCTGCAATCTGTTGAAATCCAGGCGGTAATGCATCAATTAATATATTCCCGCGTCCTTCTTTGAATGCTGCGGCAAGCCGTTCATTCCCTAATGATGAAGCAATCTTCTCTCCTGCTAAATCACCAGCAAATGGGACAATGTTAAGAGGATCGATTACAGTCTGTAAAACCATGTCATTTACAGAACCTGTGATACCGTAATCAGCAACCATTTTTTGTTGTACATATTCGGTATAAGATCCAGTAAACTCACCAGTGGATGCCATTTTGCTGAATTCAGTACTTGCATCACCTGAGCTTATCCAATCTCTTGCCGCGATTAATGCTTCAGCACCTTTTTGTGCATTCGGGTTTGAAGTTGTTTGACTGAGTTTTTTAGGTTCTGTGAACCCTTCGTTGAATTTCCAAACCTCGTCGGCGGCAGCTGGAGTGTCTGTTTGTATACTAGGGAATATTGATGCAAGAGCATTATTTACACCAACAATCCCATTGATCAAATCTGCTTTCCCAACATCGTATGTAGCGCCGGCCGCCTGCCATGCTGCACCTGGGTTCTTGATCACATTTTGAATTCCACCAGTTGCAGCCTGTTCAGTTACACCGATCACCCTTTCCGCGCCTTGAGACAACCAGTTAAAAGGTGCGAGAATATCATCGATTACTGGAATTGAGTTACCGGTGTAATTTTCGTAGGTAGAAATGCCACCACCGATCAGGCCGGCAGCCAAAGCCACGTATGGATTCGCTGAGACTAATCCTGCAGCTGCAGCATATCCCAATCCGGCCATTGCACCAGCACCAAGTGATGCTGTAAAATTTGTCGCCTTTGGCCTATTTGTAATATCTGGAGTTTGTGGAGCAAGCAAACCTAATGTTACTTGTTGCCAGGGTTCAAGCGTATTCCAATCAACGGGTTGCTTTTGTGCTAGTTGTTGGTCATTGAGTACACCTGCATCAGCATAATCTTTTTCAGAAGGTAAAAGGCTGGCACTGTCTGGAGTTTTTAGTCCTTTCAAGAATGTTGATCCTGGATCATCAGATGGCAAATACTTCCAATCTTGCCAGGGAGCATAATTATTTCGTTCCCGAAGATAGTTGTACGCATCTGTAATCGAATTACGGTCCATCCAGTCAGGCAATTTTGAACCTGGCGCAGCAGTCCGAATAAAGTTGTAATACCTTGCTACCCGTTGTGGATCCTCCCAAAATGATCTTTTATTCGCAGATGGTACAGCATTCGGGACACCCCCCTGAGAATAGGTTTTTTGCCAATCAGAATATCCGCCTGTTCGCATTTTGCGAAAAGCTTCCGCCTCTGATGCTGGTTTAGTTGGAATAACATTGCGTTGGTTGGTAACCGGCGCAGTACCTTCGGTATTAGTGTCTTTGTTCGGGTTATCGATCTGCATGTCCGCCGCCTTATATTTTCTACTTTGGTTTATTTATGTTCCACTGAACCATGTTGGCGTACCATTGGTTAATATCATCCTGCGAGCTTCCGTACCCATAACCACCGTAACCGCCATATCCAGAAATACCCAATCCACCGCCAAACATGTTCCCACTTTGAGTACCACCGCCACCAGAGGAATCAACAGAATTCATTGATGGTAATTGCGGCTTTTGCATGAATCCGGATCCATAAGGTGTCCAGGCGTATCCAGTGGGTGCTGCAAGATTGCGAAGATACTCTTCCTGATAAGTTGGTTCAAACGATGCTCTTGGGCGAGGATGCTGTAAAGCCCACTCACTCCCACTGGTAATATCAATACCGGCAGCTGATGCGGTTTCAGCATCCGCCAGCCATGCATTGTATTCCTGGGCATAAGTCGGATTATTTTTCAATTCTTCATTTAGTTTGGATTGCAACCTGGCCTGATATTCAGCTGGTGTCATCAACATATCGGCATATTTTTCTCGATAATCTGGTGTAAGCCAACTGAGATCATCTTTCTTTATTGGATTACCAGCTGTGTCATATCCAGTAATACCAGCAGCAGCAGCACTCTTTTGAGAAGCTGTATTAATTGCTTCCTTCTGAGCATTATTCCAGTTCGGATTTAATGACCCACCATTCAATCCATTAGCAAGGGATAATGTTGCCATCTGTGCTGCGCTGGGAGATATGCCATTGAATAAGTTATTGAACATAGCTCCATAGCCGCCTTTTGACCTGGCGGTATCAATAGCATTTTCTTCAATTCGCTTTGAATTATTTGCAGTTGTCGGAGATGCGGCCAATCCACCATAACCCCCACCCAATCCACTGGTCAAAGCATTTGTAGCCATTTGAGTTGTTGGTGAATCATTGAGAGAAGTATTGTTCGCCCAATTACTGATATTTTGGAGTAAAGTTTCGAAAAACCCTTTTTTCGGAGCTGGCTGTGTTGTAGTTTGCTGAGTTTGCGGTTGTTGAGTTTGAGTTTTCGAATCTTTTTTCGCCAAAGTATTTACTAATGCATTGCCGTAATTTCCATCATTCCTTGCCATGATTATCCTCCAGTCTGCTTATTTATCAGCGTTTCTATATTTTTTGCTCCTGATGGAGCTGCCAATCTGACTTTATTCTTTTGGTCCTCAGGTAAATTCCCCCATGCTACTTTATTGAGCATATCAACCTGGGGTTTATACCAGGCTCCATTGAACTCTTTCGCCCAAGTTTCTACTTGTGCTTTTGCTTCAAGAAATGCATCTTCTGCATTTCGAATCGTCGGGATATTACTGTCAACACCATTCATTATTCACCTCCAGGAGGAACAGCGGCTTGACCAGCACCTGGCATCATCCCTGCCATTTGCGCCGGCATACCCTGAATGTTTTGAGCTTGATCAGGAGCCATTTGAGGAGCTGCTATTTGGCTCTGGCTTTGTAATTCACCCTGCGGTTGCGCCGGCACTTGTTGAGGTGGAATTTGATTACCTTGCGGTGTCTGCTGAGGTACTGCCTGTTGTTGTTGTGCCATCATTGCCTGAATCTGCTGCTGTGTGAACATTGAGAACATTGCTGACGCAGCTTTCTCCGTCCAGATCTCTTTATCCATATCCGTGGACTGACCAACAGATAGTATTTCGCGGCGCACAAATTCTTTACTCGCGATAGGATTGTCCCCATTTGTGAGTATGTTGGCGATGTTAGCCATTTGTAACTTGTCTTGTGGAAGTTTTACATCCAGCTTTACTTCCAGCTCGAAATAGTCAGGGATATCGCTGCTTTTTAGTTCAAAGCCACTCTTTGAAAACGACAATTTATCTTGTTTCATCCAATACAGACAGTTTTCAAGAACAGTGGCAATTCCCCACCCACCCCTACGCTGTGTCCCAATTAATGGAAGTCGACCGGATTGAGATAATAGAGCTAACTCGCTGTATGTTGAAGATGATGACACTGGAGCGCCAAGCGCTTGACTGTAGATCGTGCTTTGTTCAGATTTAATTTGAGCAATATCCAGCCCTTTTTCAAGTGCCGGATCGATCAGGCCTTTGTTCTGAATTGGTGAGAAGTCTTCCCCATCAACTAATTCAACCACACCAGGTGAATCATCGAAATTCATTTGTAAAGCTTTTTGACCACTCTTCGGAGATCTATGTACATACAATGGAGTAACGCCCTGATCCTTGATAAGTGTGTACATCACAGTCAGGATCATGTTCTCCATTGTCCATAAACCACTTTTGAGAAGGGTATATAACATTGGCTGCTTTGATTCTTCTGATTTGCTCCAAAGCTTTGACCCCTCTGTTTGTTGGACTACTACAGGGATAAATGGAAGATTATGCGGCTCACATAAAATAGGACCTGCGTCTGTCCAGATGGCCGTGTAATCATTGTTGTAATAAGTATTAAGGACTACTTTTTCATACGATTTCTTATTTTGAATGTCGGCCGGAACACGATTGCCATACGCCGATTTTAGATCTGTGACTGTCTTTTCTGTTTTCCGGTAGTAGGCAGATAATCCCAGACTATCAAACTCACTATGCCCATCCTTTGGATTCCATACATCGATCAAGAAAGGTGTTCGATTCGCTAACCTTTCAGCCCTGGCAACACCGGAATTGTTTTGTTTGGCAGATTCTAAAAGGTCAGCCGTTGAAGTGATTGCCAGGTGTTCATCAGCATATAGGATTGATGACAGAATCGCGTCATAATGAATAGGTCCACCCTGAGCGCGTCCTGAAGATACCCATATCGCATTTGCCCCTTTCTCGATCGTATCCTGCTTATTTTTATCTACTTTCCCTTTTACATTGGATATATTGATCTGCGGATCAGTCGCCACCATCAACCTGACAGCTCCGAGAATGGTATTGCGTGCATCCGGCGACACAATAATCTTTGTACTACTCCCAGAATAGTTCTTCCCTGTGTCGCCTGTCCATGTCATCAGAAACATGTCGTCAATTTCTTTATACATTTGATCACGGGCAGTATCTGCGCCGGCCAACTGTTGAGCATGGTCCTGGAATTCACTCAACTTGCCATCATCTACTTTTACTTCCTTTCCTGTTCGGGTTCTTGTTGAAATTGTTTTATCAGCCATTAGAATATTCTCCCAAGCGGTGATCGCTTATTGATTACTTTTTCTGAGATCGATGGAGTTAGATTTTGATTTGACAGACCATATCGCAGTGCATCGTATGCATGATCTTCTGCTTTCGTTTCTACATCTTCTGGATTTGATTCACTTGTTGGTAACAATGGCATAGTACGGATTAGGTTCGTGCAACTTTCTACTATCTGCAGGTATGGTTTCCCATCTGGTGAATCAGATAACATCTCGTCCACTTTCCTCTTCCCAGAAAGACGGTCGTTATCAGCTTTGGTAAGGATGACGCCATTTTCAGCATACTTATCTGCCGTGGAGGTAATATCATCATCAACTGTGGATCTTGCCCACATTGATGGATCTGCAAATGTGTGAGATATGTTCTCATTGCCAGGAGTGACTTCACGTATCAGCCGCGCTTGGTTAGGTACAACTATTCCAGTCTTATATAACTCACGATAGGCATATACATGCTGTGTGAGAATATTCTTCGCTAACCATAAGCAGCACCAGGGAGCGGAAAAACCCCAATCTGTTGCTCTCCATTTCGGCCAGAGATCAAAGTTCTGTTCCTGCTGTATCTGCTGCCATTCGTATACGGAAATAACATGGTTTTCTTCATTCCATGATGGGAAAGCTTGCCCTTCAAATGCATCCCAATCCCCATCGCGCCATGCCTTACCCAATCCGCCCTTAAGTCCAAGTAGGTAATCAATGTATTCTGGGTTCAGGAAAGCATTATCTTTGTATGTACTGAAAATGAACTTTGTTCGATCTTCAGTACCTTTAACTGCCGGCACAATGAACATCTTTTTAAACCACTCATGCCCGATTCCTCCCGGGTTCGTGCTGTAGTACATTCTCGGCCGCCAGTTT